GTAGCTTGTTTCCCAATCATTCTATTGCTTTGCAATGCCTGCACCTTCCTTTCCAATTGCCTCTAACCTTGTGAAATGCTTGATGAGAGCAACAGATATCTAATTTTTCTATCAAATCAAGACACTTTAAACAATACTGACACCTTATAACAATAAGGCCTATTGTTTGTTGCTCCACCTGTTCAATTTCACGGCCAAAGACAGTTAATTCATAAAACTGCTGACATTCATATTGAGCAGAAGCATAAGCACAACTGCTACAACATGCAAAAACAAAATCTTCTTGAGTCCAGATTAATTGTAAGTTTTTGTAATCAAACTCACGTAATTCAATATACGTGAGAAAACTGTTGCAGAATCTACAGGGTAATAACAGATCCTCTACAGGAACTGTTAACTTATCACTGAGCTGCTGCACAGTTTGAGGTTTTGGTAGTTCCATGAATAAAGCTGAAGTTTACAGGCCCCTTAAATATATCCCTTGTGTTTTTTTTTAATTCATTTTACTACCACAAGCGGTTGCTTGTACCGATTACGTGTGATAGTTGTTAACCACCATTGTTGCCAGGAATAATAAACCAACGCCTACGGTTAAAAACGAAAAGTCTTACCGTTATCGGTGCACTTCTTCTGCCAAAGATGTTCTGCCAAGTCCTGGCAAAGTTTTGGCGGTTGCTGCAGGTGCTAGATGATATCTGCACTGATTAAAATCTGCCCGTCAGGAATTTATAATCTGATTAACCGGGCGCGGTTGCTGGTGTTGACTTGTTCGGTTTAGTCACAAAGAAGGTCAAAAAATGCTTCACATACCACATTAGTTAATAAATTTTATTGGGCGACCGAAAACGGTTACTGGGTCCTTTTGCGTTTTACAGATTTGGAAGATTTTCTTACTAACGGTCGTTTGACAGCACGTGTTCTTGCTGTTTGTAAACCTGCTTGGAATAAAAATTTGCGCCCTAAAGGATATTGATCCAAATCTAGAGACAATTTTTCAGTCATGTCCACATTCCAAAATGTATATTGTCCAAATGGATCTTCTTTTTCTGTTTCAGGCACTGCATCTGGACATTTAGTTGCTTTAGATGTTATGTAACGATATGTGTCGTGTACAGAATTGTCTGGGGTAGGTACAAAGCCCAATTGCCAATTTTCTAATATGCCAGAATTCATAGCATTTATCTGTGTCAGCACTTCAGCAGTTAAAGGAACCTTACACAATTGCAATATAAATGACAATTGGTATTCCTCAACATGTCTTAAATATTCTCTAATATTTGTAGCATCATATTCCTGAGCACCTCCGTTTTCAGTGGATACACTAATTGTAAAATTTGTATTTCGAGTATTATCAGCGACTGTAACAAACATTTGATTACCCCATAAAATACCATTGTTGTGGCCTTGAGCTCTTTGTAACCAAAATGGTCTATTAAATAACTGAGCGTCAGATGTCACTAAAGATCCACTAACTGTTGGAAAATACGTAGAGTTCCCTAAAGTGCGTTGGGCCTGTCCAGTTTTTGCAGGTAAATAATAATTATGATTTTGATTGACAGTACCATCTGGAATAGCGTCGCCCACTGCACCACCTCGAACAAAATAATGTCTGGCATAGCATTGCTCTCTTCGCACAAAGAAAAAGCAGGAATCACCATATACATCATTAGACATGGTTAGGAAATCTGGATATTTGCAGGTTTCATTAACAATATCCAAACTTACATCAGATCTGTTAAAAGAAAGTGTTTTGTTGTTTATGTTGCCAAACCCTATATCAAACATGTCTCCATCTTCAATAACACTATTTTTTAATTCTAATGGTGGACATAGGCCTGTCTGATCCCCTGCATTATCACATACAGGTGCTTTATCCCAGTATTCTCCCAGACAAGGAGTGCAGCCTATTATAAACATTTGCACCTGTTTAGGATCAAAAGAGGTACTTTGTCTGTCATCAGTAGATGTTCCTTGATAATTACTGGAGTTTTCAGTATCTCTTACTTTGTTAAATAAGGGATGACCTGTAGTTCCAACTCCTAATGGCTGTCCCCGGCCTATTTCAAGGCCTTTGCAGGCCCACACCAACCTATGTTTATCTGGATCATAAACAGACATGTCTGCTAAAGCAAACTTATTTGGATCTGGAAAGGTTACCCGGAATGACCTATATTGATTTCCTGACACCTTAGGAACTTCTATTTTTTGACCATCCTGTGATCTGACATCAAAATATGGATGGCCTACTGTTAATAGGCGATCGCTAGTTGCATGGTAATAGATGTCTGTTCGTTCCACATATTCATCCGTGCTTTGAACGCGCGCAACTGGAGGTGTTGGTGGCAAGTATATTTTACCAGATGCAGGAAGCCAAAGTGTCATCTGAAAAACATTATAAATATTTGCGTTTGCGCCGTCGCCATCGTAAACTGGGATGTAAATAAAAATCTCCAGAGGAATCAGCAACATGTATAACCACTGTAGGAATATCGGGAGTAGGATAAATAATGGCGGGTCGTTCTCTGCTTTCGGGATATGAAACATGGTACCCCTGTATATCTTGATAATATATAGTAGGATTTTGAGGAGTCTGAAATCTAGGTACAGTGACTGATACAGTGGATCTTCGTGGAGTTCCTACAACCAACTGAGATCCACTGAAATCTTCTATAGCCTCATCCAGTAATAAATCCTCTGAATTAAAAGTATCTGGATCTATAGAAGTTTCTGTAAGAACACCTTCAGGAACCTCAGTCACATTTACATCTACTAAAGTGCTTTCTACAGGACCCTGTACAATTGAAGCATCACCTGAATGCTCACCTAATAGCTGCATTTCTAAGGGTTCCTCTGTATTTATTGTACTTAAATCCCTATAAAAATGTACCTGTGACCCTATTTGTGCACCACTGCGTGTTCGTATTGTTCCTCGTCTCCCTAAACGACTTACTCTAACATATCCCTCTGCAGACTCAGTTAATGTTGGCCTACCTAATTTAACCACATCCAAAAACTGTCTATCGGGTGGTTCCTCAAAGTCTGCAATGTCTTGTTCAAATATCTGTGTTACTTGTTCATCAAATACAGGATTGTCAAATTGGAAACGCACCAATTTGGAAGGTGATGTAAAAAATAAAGGGTCAGTGACACCAACTTGCTCAGTTAACCTTCTATTATATAATGCTCTGCGTAGTGATGAAAATTGTTGTCTTGCCCTTTGTAAGGGGGTGCTAGTTCTTCGTGGTGGTGTTGGCTCCTCAATTTCAAAACTATATCTAGATAACAAAGGCTGTAACTCAATTTCTTCTGTTGTTCTGGTACCTCCTATCTGCTGGCCACCAGACCCTTCAGACACTAATACGTGATCTGCAAGAGAAGACTCTCCAGAGGTAGGAATTACTTCAGAAATGATTTGGAAAGCAGGATTATTATATTGAGTTCTGCTTACAGTAGCTCTAGTAGGCGGATGAGGGTCAGCCACTTCCAATATAGCATTGGTATTGCGGCCTCCACTCACAACAGGAGTATCAATTTCTATAGGGTCTATAGGGCCAGGATGAACTTCTGCAATAGTTTCAACCTCTCCAGGTAAAAGGTCAACAGCACTACTGTCAGTTAATGACACAATTGAAGGTGCTGTAGGGTCAATTGGTGTGACTGAGTCAATAGGTATCAGTTCAGTTGGTCCAATTACTTCAGGTATCACCCCGGGGCGGACCACTGTGGGGGCGCCACCCACTCGCACTCCAGGTCCTTGCCCCAGAGGCACATAGCCTGTAGCACCGCCTGTACCACGACCAGTGCTAATACCCAGCCCACCAAAAAAGACAGCAGCACTACCATACTTTAAAATCTTATCTGCTATTGTTGATTGTTCCACTTTATTGATTACATCAGGAGGGCAAGTATTGGAAGCCTTGCAGCCCCTGTATATATCAGTAACAGATGCACGTTTGGTTCTACGTGCGCGAACCATAGTGTTAGTAGCAAAGCAGTATTGTTAGTAAAAAAGGTTACATAAAATATAAAAATATTACCTATAAAGTATTCTATAAATCATCAAATTGTCCTAATGACCATTCTACACCTGTAGGTAATTTCATAGTGTGTATGAACTTCTCCCTTTGTGATTCTGAATAAAAAGCTAAAAGCATTCGCGAGCGCCCTATGCGATCATTTGATGCATCTCCTATCCATGACCATGTTGTGCTGACAAAGCGAAAGCCACCAGCATGTTTCTTTCTAAATCGATAGCGATAGCATTTCAAGGTATTAGCATCTCCACGTAACAATATTACTGGGGGGTCTGCAGCCTCTGCCAGTAGCCGCGTAAGTCTTCCACCACTTGATCTACCAACTGATCGAACTGCCGTTCCCACTTTATCAGGCGATATGCCACCTCGTGAGACGGATCTTGATCTCGAACGGGTGACCGGCCCCCGCCTTCTGCTGTCCCCTCCTCCCCTTCTCCTTCCCCTGTTGGGGGAGACTGAGGATCCTCTGGAGGAGGATCGCCGGGTGTCCCTCCCTCCCCTGTTGGTGCTTCGGGACCTTGATCTGCTTTTTCTTCTCCTTTGGGTGCCTGTGGTTTCTCTCTGTCCTTTCCTTTGCCTCCGGGAGGTGGTTGAAGGGCTAGATGCTTTTCTCCCGTATCGCCGTGCTGTTTGTGATGGTGGCCGTTCGGGGGACACGGAGGTGGAAGGCTCGGGGACTGCCGCCCTGGATGCGGAGTCGGTGGAGTCTCCAACTGGCGGCGTAGAACTGGTAACGGGGGTAAACACAGTGTCTTTATTAACATGTACTTCCCATAATCCTGTGACACCAAATCGTTTAGCATCATTCTCAAATTTTAAGTAATACACCTTTAAATTGCCCTCATAATAATAGGCTCCTGTATAATCCACATGGCCTTCCACTTTTTCCCAAATGTCCTCATCTGTCTGGTAGTATATATATGTCCACACAGTATATGACATAAGATTTTCAGGGTCACCATCAAATACAACTTCAATATTTTTAGGTCCTTTTTTAAAACAGTCTGCAGGAGGACTGCGAACAGCCTCCAAGCTAGTTTGAGCTAAAGTCCATTGTTCATCTGCATATTTGGATTTTTTCAAGCTTTCAAGTAACAGGACCATAGAAATAGCATCTTTTGCTTTGGCTTCTGAACTTGCCAAAGAAGGTACAGGTTGATAGCCCAATCGAGTAACACCATGTCTCCTTGCATAGTGATAAATAATTTGCTCTTGTCTTAAAAGCTGCCAATGCTGAATTTGTGTATCCAGGTCCTCTACACCTGATTCATATATGTCCATTAACTTCTCTTGCAGTACAGTGAAACGTGCGCTGAGAGTTTCCATTGTCTCCCTCGTCTTCTTGATCACTGAGCTCTAATTGTGTCCACAGCCTTTTAAAGAAAGATGCCCAGCTTTGATCAGTAAGTTCAAACAAAGGCTTATTATCTGAGTCAAAGGGAAACTTATTTGGAAAATCAATTTGTGTTACTCTACTGTGTAAATATCTGTATCTTTCCTCTTTTAATAAATTAATATTGGAAGTAATCATTAATGGAGGAAATTTCATTTGACAAGGTGCTTTATGTTTCATATCTAACGACACTAAATTACCATCTAAACCATTCCTAAGAAAAGAATCTATATACTGCCAACACACATCTGTTGCATCATCCAATAAACCAATTTTTCCATCAGCTAGTGGCTGTAACCAAAATTGACTTTTAGAATTAGCAAAGGATACTACACTACCTTTCAATACTTTAATAAGGGACATTGCAAACATAGACTTTCCTGTGTCAGGAGGACCATATATTAACAAACAATTTTTTTTTGGAAGATTTTTTAAGAAGGTCCGAAACTTATCTAGAAACATAATGAAATTTAAATTTTGGTATCTGATAAACCTAACAATATGCTGCCAATTACCCTCTCCTTCAACCTTAGATATACAGTGATGGATCCAAGCAGAAATAGACATTTCTTTCATTTCCCCTCTTTTATAATATCTTACCATTAAAGCGCACTCTTTAACATATTTAACTTGGCTGTTATGAGCTAAAAATGCTTTAGCATTACTATCAATATCTGCTAACTTAGCATATTGATAAGCTATAGTGCTTTCGTCCATATGGTCATTATCATAGGCCCATTGAATCATTCGAGACAAATCAAACTGCAAAGTGTCAGCAGTTTGATGCTGTATCATTGTTTGTGACAGAATCCAATCAGGAGCTTCACCAAAACAGAACACATTACTATTTAAACTTCCTTTATACCAAAATAACGCTGCTGGAATACTTCTATTTTTTGGTGGCTCTGACAATATATGATTTTCATGCACCTGTAATAATGTAGCTATTAGTCTTACAACAGTGTCTCTACTTTTACCAACATTAAAGCAACATAAATAAAGTGACATGGGACAATACGATTGGATCCATATATAAAAACAGTGCTGCTGTAACAATTGTTTGGACGCATCTATCAAGTCATCCTTAGCAGCATACACTGCCAAGACCCAATGATGGCAACACGTTTTATTGCTTTTATATTGTCTTGTAAGTTCTGTAAAGCTGACCCCAAACGAGTCTTTAAATTTGCTTAACAGTGTTGCTCTGCTGTTACTGCTCCTTAAAAGATCTCTTACAGTACCCAGCCCTATATCACCCTCTGCTGCCGGCGCTGGAGCGCTCGCCGGTACCTCCAACTCTTGAGTAGAATCTTCAGCTTCATTTAGAGATAGCTCCAGTCCACTGTCTTGCTCCACAAATAATCTCCTTTTAGATTTATGCTCTGACGATAAATTCATAGACTGCAGACGAGGACTAAGCTCCTGAACAGCTTTCGGACTGAAACACTTTCGTTTTAGATATTGAACCTGCAGTTCGCTCTCCTCTCTCTCTTGTTGACATAATAATTCGCGGGAATTTCCCTGCTCAACGACCTCATCATTTATTAAGTCAGAAATATCGGATCCTGCACCTTCTTCCAATAATGTTTCCAAATCATTATCTAAGTCACTAATGTCAGAGCATTCAGCTTCTAAATATATAAAATCACTACAGCCTTCTTTAGGATCAGTACCTTTATCGTCCGCCATTGCGAATGTCTTCTCGACAGGTGGGACACAGAAGCCTTACGTCGCCCAGCAAACAATCTTGCAAATTCCGAATCCCAGCGTCGGTTGCCCACACGTAAAGTTTTAGCCTTACTTCACAACCCCCACACAGAACTATGATTTTGTATGGGGTGTATGCTGGCTCCTCCTCTACCACTGATGCTTCAATATCCTCTGGAAGATCAGGCAACTCCTCGTGGCAATGCAGGTCAATGGGCTGGACAAGCTCTTCAAGAACTATATCAC